GTGTCTACCGAGTGAGTAAGAACACCCCGCAGTCATGGAGGGACTCCGGTATTTCCGTGATCATGACCCTTGTCGCCAACGGCAACGAGATTACCGCGGAGGATGTCCGGCAATGGATCGGAGAACCCCCAACACCTAACGCCATGGGTGCGCTTTTCCTAACGGCATGCCGTGCAGGGATCGTCACCCGAATTGGATACAGGCAGGCAAAGAGACCCGAAAGACACGCTAGTGTCCTTGGTGTATATACACGACCCCAAACCCCCGAAAACAATGACTGAAAAGATCCACGCGAAATGGAAGCAGTTCTGGCAAACCCTTGGACTGAGGCACCTTGGTGTCCCGCCCGAAGAATACATCCCCACCCCCAAGGATCGGTGCGAGTACGGGTTTAAGCACGGGTACGGTCTGGGCCATGCCGATGGGGTGGCAGAGGGAAAGCACGAGGCAACCGAAATTGCAATCGGCTTGCTCTACCACCAGTACCAGACCCTCAAGACGTTCCACTCCAAGGATGACGAGAGGTGCCTGCTGCTCAAAAACTGCATCTTGGAGATCCGAGAAGCGCAGGGACAGGAGATGGATCAATGAGATACGCACGAGCACGGGCACCGCGGGTCGCGGGCACCATGAACAAGTTAGAGACCGCGTACAGGGACTCTCTTGCGCTGATGGCAGCCGCGGGCGAGATCCGGTCGTTCATGTACGAACCCATCAAGATCCGGCTTGCCGACCGGACAACCTACACCCCCGACTTCATGGTCGTGACCAACGACATGACCATCGAATTGCACGAGGTCAAAGGATTCTGGGAGGACGATGCTAGGGTCAAGGTCAAGGTCGCCGCGGAGATTTTCCCGATGTTCTTGTTCAAGGCATTCACCCGCAAGCGCGGCATGTGGGTGGAGGAAACCTTTTAATATGCCAAACCGAATCCTCCGCGATTGGACAGACTCTGATGCGATCAACGCTATCTCATGGCAGGCCGAGGTGTTTTTCACCCGCTTGATCATGAAGGTCGATGACTACGGTCGTTTCTCCGCAAACCCTAAACTTCTCCGCAGTCTCCTGTTTCCTATCCGAGACGGAGTTCGTGATGCCGACATCTCCCGTGATCTTGCCGAGTGCGAGAAAGCCGGACTGATTGCCACCTACGAATCCGAAGGAAAGGTCTACCTAGAGATTGTGAAGTTTGGGAATACCCCAAGGGCAAAAACTAGCAAGTTTCCTGCACTTGCAAGCAACTTGCAAGCATCTGCAAGCAAATGCATGCATCTGCAAGCAAATGCGCCCGTAACCGTAACCGAAACCGGATTCGTAACCGAAACCGTACCCCCTACCCCCAAGGGGGATGAGAAAGAGGCTAATGCACTGATGAGGGCAAGATCACTCTTTCGGATGAGGGAGTCCACCCCACTGGACAAGGCACAGGCTGCTGCATGGAAGGCAGCAAAGAATCTGGTTATGGATACACCGGAGGAGGATTGGCTTGCACTGGAGCAGGTCTTTTCATCTACCGATCCAGACACCGTGAAGTACCGGAAGCAGAACCTGTCCACTCTGTTGAACCAGTGGAACGACTGCATCATCCGCGCCAAATCCAAGCAACCCACCGTTTCCACCCTACCCGCCGAGTACGCATTTTAATGACCAAGACATCCACATGCGCCGATTGCGCGACACCCTTCACCTTTGAGCCGATCACCTTTGGCAACAAAGTGGTCTTCTCCCCCACCAAGTGCGACCCCTGCACCGAAAAGTCCATCGCCTATGCGGAGCAGGATGCCGCAAAACGGCGCGAGAATGCCCGCAGGGATCGTTTTAAGCAGATGATCCCTCCGATCTACCTCGACACCCTACCGGAACGCATTCCTGCCCGTTTACGCGAGGCGACCGAAATGTGGGAATACAACCCCATGGGGATCGGACTCATTGGACTATCGGGAAGGTGCAAGACCCGATCCGCGGTGCTGCTGCTGGAAAGGATGCACGATGACGGGCACACGACTTTCTACATATCGGCAACGGATCTGGCCCTTAACAGTGCCAACCAGTTTGCGGACAATCCGGCAACCAAGTCGATTGCGGTTTCGATTCTCACCATGTGCCGGAGTGCCGAGGTGCTACTCCTCGACGATATTGGCAAGGGCCGGATGACCGACCGCGCCGAAAGCGAACTTTACGACCTGCTGGAGTACCGGACGAGTCGAAGGTTGCCGACCATCTGGACGAGCAATTCGGATGCCGAATCGTTGCACAAGATGTTTTCCGATGATCGATCCATTGCAATCCTCCGCAGGCTCAAGGAGTTTTCCCACATCGTGAAGGCATAAACAGATTGCGGGTGTATTGACACCTCGGTAAAATCTCCACCTGTCACCTGTCATAGATCAAGACCGAACACATGTCCGTACAACGCAACCAGCACTCCGAGAAACGAGTCGGCAAAGGAGATGCCCGTCACGACAATTTCCCTGTGTTCCGCGCCAACTTCCCGAATCTCAAGGCAGACTCCACCCCCAGAGGTGAGGTTTTCCTAAAGAAACACAACCGCACAGTCATCAAATACCCATAACCAACCACATGTTCACCCTATCCATCGACGTTCTCAAGATCGACAAGTCCCTCCTCAAAGAAGTCACCAAGCAGGACGGCACCAAGGCAATCTACTTGAACCTCATCTGCTGGGAGAACGAGCACGGCAAGGACAAGTACGACAACGATGGCACCGTGAAGCAGTCACTGTCCAAGGAGCAGCGTGATGCTGGAACCAAGGTGCAGATCCTCGGCAACTACAAGGTCAAGGGTGACGCACCCGCCCCCGCCCCCAAGGTCGAGCGCATCGTCCACCAAGACTCCACCGAGAACGACGACATCCCGTTTTGATGCAATCAAACGAGCAATTCAGAAGGTCACGAGGAATGAAACCGTGAATGACCCCGTCACTCACCCCCAGCACTACACTGACAACCCCAAAGGCATTGAGTTGATCGACATGATCGGTCACCTGCCATTCACCCGCGGTGCTGCCATCAAATACATCTATCGTGCAGGCAAAAAAGGTGGCCCAGACACTGAACTGCAAGACCTCAAGAAAGCCTTGTGGTTTATCCAACGCGAGATCACCGAGTTGACACGCTAATGCCCGCCAAAAAGAAAGCATCTACGGCACTGGTGCCCGTCCCAAAAAAGATAGGCAGACCCTCCGCATTTACCGAGGAAAAGGCCGAAGAGATTTGCAGACGCATCGCAGAAGGTGAAAGCATGCGACACATCTGTTTGCTGGAAGGCATGCCTTCGCAGTCCATGATTTACAGGTGGTTGGATGAGAATAAATCCTTTCGGGAGCAATACGCGCATGCGCGGGAGAAGCAGGCAGATGCATTCCTCGATCAGATACAGGAGATTGCCCATGACGGTCGCAACGATTGGGAAATACAGGAATGTGAACGCACCAAACAGGATCGCATTGTTCTCCACGCCGAGCATGTGCAGAGATCCCGACTGCGTGTGGACACTCTCAAGTGGGTCATGAGCAAACTCGCCCCCAAAAAGTACGGGGACAAACTGGACATCGAGCACTCCGGCAAGACCGAGGTCGAGGTGGATGTCTACATTGGTGGTGTCAAAATGGAATGAGTGGCAAAACCCCCAGAACGGACGCACTCCTGCGACCCAATGGGGCACTGGCGATCAACATCTTGGAACACGCTAGAAAGTTAGAACGGGAACTCTTGAATGCCGACAAGCTGCGGAACGCAGCGATCCGGTTCTGCGCTTTCATCCGTGAGAACTGCGGAGACACCGATGATTGGCCCATGGAGATCAATTTCGACAACGAGATCACCGCGGTTGAGTTTGCAAGACTTCTCAACAGGTTGGACAAACTCACCAATGCGACCAAAGAAGCTAAAGGTTAACATGCGACTCGATCCGCGGGATCAGTTCAAGGGATACTTGTTCCGCAAGCAGAGGTTTGGGTGTGTGGTGGCGCATCGTCGTAGCGGCAAGTCCTTCCATGCCATCATGGACATGGTCACCCGTGCGCTAAAATACAAACGGGAAGGCCCACCCACACGCTACGCACTGGTCGGCCCGACCCGCGATCAGATCAAGAACATCGCGTGGATGTATCTGAAGCAGTTCACTGCGACCGTTGAGGGCACACGCTACAACGAACAGGAACTCATGGTGACCTTTCCCAATGAGGCGACGATCCGACTCTACTCCGGTGATGCGTATGAGCGACTGCGCGGAGGGTTCTTTGATGGGGTGATCTTGGATGAGGTCAGTGATCTGGATCCGCAGGCATGGTACTCGGTCATCCGTCCCACCCTACTAGACTACCAAGGTTGGTGCGTTTTTACCGGAACCCCAAAGGGGCGCGGGTTCCTGTGGCGCATGTGGCAGCAGTCTCTCAATGACCCAGAGTGGTTTTCCCTCATGCTGAAGGCGAGCGAGTCGGGAATCATCGACTCCAAGGAACTGGCATCGATCCAAGCCGGAACACCGGAACACCTCTACAGGCAGGAAATGGAGTGCGACTTCACGGTCGGAAAGGCAGGAGCAATCTACTCGCGCTTGCTTGAGGATGCCCGCAATCAACGCCGAGTGAGTAACGACATCCTATGGCACAGAGAGGTGCCCGTCTTCACCTCTTGGGACATTGGTGCCCCTCTGAACCAACGGGTCTGGGTCTGGCAGATGGTCGGTGACCGCATCGTCATGCTGGAAAGTCTCTTTGGATCCCACGAGTGCGGAACTCCGGCTGAGTGGGTCGCCCGCCTGCAGGCAAAAGCCTACAACTATGCCTCGCACTTTGTGCCCCATGACGCTGCCACAGTGAATGGTGGACTCTTCCAAGGCAACCTACTCACCGCGGGCCTGCAGAACGTGGTCGCAGTACCCCGTCAAAACTCGGTGTGGGATGGCATCAACTTGGCACTGGAGGCTTTCCCGCGGGTCTCGTTCAACGAGGAAGGGTGTCGTGACGGCATCGATGCCCTCGACCAGTACCATTCCAAGAGCGAGACGGATGGCATCACGATTCGGGACATTCCGGTGCACGATCATGCCTCCCACGCTGCGGACGCATTCTCCATGGCATTTCAAGCGATTTCCCACGGTCTGGTGGTGGATCGTCGCGCCATCCCGAAGCGCATCGACTTTGGGTTTGAGCGTGAGCGACCGAGGCAAGCCCGCATGGGGTTCCGCGGGTAACATGTTTACAAACCCCGCAAATCTGAACACGACCGCATCAACATGTTGATGACATTGACATGAGGCCCGTTCTTAAAGCCGCAGCAGTCTACGAGCAGGAGGAGTGCGTCAGACCTTTTGCACAGGATCTGGAAGCACACCTTCTCCACGGTCTGGTAATCTCCACACCCGATCTCTTCCTTATGGCGCGACCCGTATCCCATGACGCATCGGGAGATAAGATTGTGAACTCATGGCACAACACATGGGACAACGAACCGGACTGCTGGCATGTCTACCTCTACAGTGGCGAGATGATGTCCGCATTCTTTCAGTCAAGCACATGGTTGCCCTATGTTTCTTTTGAAAGGAAAAACAGATTGCGGGTGTATAGACGCGAGGTTATTTACGCAGCATGTTTAAGGCACTCGCACGTTTCATAACGGACATCTCTTCCCTCTTAACCCCAGAAATGGCACTCGCCGGAGGAGTGTCCTTTCCCCCTGCTTCCCGTGAGGAAAAACCGACCCTCTCCATGCACAAGGGTGGAGGTGGTCAGATGATGCCATCATTTAAGATGCCGCTTCCTCCGGTGATCAACATTCCCCCTGCTCCAACACCTCCCACGCCTCCACCACCTCCCACGGCATCGAGTGCCGATGTCGCCGCGGCACAGCAGCAGGGATACGCCAATGCCCAAAAAGGGTTTGGATTTAAGGCAAGTCTCCTTAAAGGCAATGATCCGACCACCAACACGGCAACCGGATCGGGATCACTGCTTGGCAAGTAATCCATGGAGCAACAAGGAGCAATTGCCTCGTCGGGTGTAAAGACACCGAAGGAGGCAACCAGCAAAACTTCTGTAGCCACAGCAGTCCTTGCCCGTTGGTCGGCACTGGAGGCATCCCGCGCTTATTGGATGAGCATGTGGCAGAACCTTGCCACCTACGTCATGCCGAGGAAATCGTACATCCTCAACAAGCAGATCGGGCCGAACCTTGATAGGGAGACCCAACTCTTTGATACCACGGCAGTCCGCGCCAACCAGATCATGGCAGCGGGCATCATGAGCTATGTGAACGATCCTCACAGCAATTGGGTTCAACTGGCTGCCCCAGAAAACATCGAAGAGGACGAGGGAGTCGCGGAATACTTTGCCGAGTGCACCGAAATCATTCTTGAAGAGTTGGGGCGCAGTAACTTCTACAACGTGATCCATGAAAGCCACCTCGATAGGGGTGCCTTCGGAACAACCGCGGTCTTCGTGGATGAGGGAGAGTATTGCCCACTTCTCTTCAAGACTTTTGATGTCGGTTCTTTTGTCGCCAGTGAAAACCACGAGGGATACGTCGATACGGTGCTCGTCAAACGCGAGATGAGTGTCCGTCAACTTGTGGAAGCATACGGGATTGAAAACGTCTCGGACACGGTTGCCA